CCCTGGCTTCGGCTGGGGCCCTACCTTTCCCCCTGACAATCCATGAGGCTGCGATGCCCCGCCACACCTTCGTTTCACGGGCCAAGGGCCCCCGCGTGATCCGCCCGCTGGAAGGCCCGGCCCGCACGCTCCAGCCTGGCCAGCAGATCACCACGGAAGTCGCTGAGAGCCATCTGGCCTATCTGCAGGCCGGCCGCGACTTCAAGATCAGCGAGGTAAGCGACCAGGCCGCGCCCGCGCCGCCCGCGCCGCCGAACCCGATCCCCACCAGCGACCTTGACGACCCGACGTCTGAGGCCTGGGAAGCCATGACCGACGAGGATGTCCTCGCCGGCTTCCGCGCCTTCGTCGGCGGCGAGCCCGAAGAGGGCGCCACGCGCGACGCCATGAAGGCCGCCATCATCGCCGCCTTCGCCGCGGTGAACGCGCCCAGCCCCAGCCCCAACTTCGACACCATGACCGATGACGAGCTTCGCCAGGTCGTGGCGTCGAAAGAGGGCCGCCAACCCCATCCGGCCACCAGCCGCGAAAAGCTCCTCGCCAAAGCTAAGGGCGAGTAACCCACCCCGGCCTTGGGCAAGCCGCCCGCGCCGCTGAGAAGCGCCGCCTTCCTTTCGAGGAGCCCCCATGCCTTACACCGCCCCAACCGCGGCCGACCTGAAGGCCCGCTTCCCAGCCTTCGCCGCCGTCGATGACGCGATCATCACCTCGGCTCTGACCGATGCGGCTCGCCGGGTCGATGAGACCTGGACCGAAGGCGATTTCGCCATGGCCCGGATGCTGCTGGCCTGCCACTCGCTTGCCATCGACGGCTTCGGCGCAAGCCGGGAAATCCAGACCATGGGCTTCCGCCGCATCAAGGTCGGGCCCCTCGACCTGGAGCGGGTCGGGTCTGACCAGCGGGCCGGCGCCATCGGCTCAACCTCCTATGGCCAGCGGTTCCAGGAGCTTGCCCGGCTCAACTTCCCAGGCGGCACGGTGACCGGATGAGCACCTTCCTGGATGACATCTTCGGCCCGATCACCCAGGACCTGATGAGCCAGCTGGGCAAGGCCGTGGTCTATGTCCGGCCGACCCCGGGCGCCTACAACGCTGCGACGGGTCAGGTCGCCACGGGAACAACCGCCACCCTCAACATCAAGGCCACTGTTGAGACGCCAGGCCCGCGCGACTTCCCCGGCATCGGCATCGCATCGGGCGACCGCATCCTGTCGATCGCTGGCGCCGACCTGACCGCAGCCCCGGCCCCGGGCGAGACCTTCACCTTCGACGGCGCCACCTACACCATTCCCGAGCGCGGCGTTGAAGCCATCTACAGCGGCGAGGACGTCGCGCTCTATCGCGTCCTGGCGCGCCTGACCTGATGGGCCCGTTCGAGCTTCAGCTTCGCCAGTTCGCCGAGAAGTACGGCGAGCAGGGCGAGGAGATGGTCGCGACCGTCGCCCTTGAGGTCTTCCGGCGCGTCGTGGTCCGCTCGCCGGTCGATACCGGCCGGTTCCGGGCCAACTGGCAGTACGGCGTGGATGTCGCCACCGGCAAGGTCTTCGATAGCCCGGCCTGGACCCCGCAGAGCCCAGCGCCGGCGCCCACAGAGCCCGAGCCGGCCCGGTCGCTGGAGATCGTGCACGTCATCTCCAACCACCTCCCTTATGCCCGCCGGCTTGAGTGGGGCCATTCAGCCAAGGCCCCGGCCGGCATGGTCAGGATCACCGTCGCGGAGTTCGAGGGCATCGTCGACAAGGCCGCGAGGACCGCATGAGCATCATCAAAGTCCGCGCCGCGCTGGAGACCGCCGCCCTGGCCGTCGCGCCGGCTATCGACACCGTGATGCAGAGCGGGGTGTTCACCCTGGCCTCTGGAACGGCCCATCCCGGCGCCTACAAGCCTCAGGCCGACCGGCCCTATCAGCGGCTCTATCTGATCCCGGCCGCCCCAGATGATCGCGAGATCAGCGCCAACTTCATCGAGCGCGGCGTCTTTCAGGTCAGCCTATTCTATCCCGGCTTCAAGGGCCCCGGCCTGGCAGAGGCCCGCGCCGAACTGATCCGGTCAGCCTTCTACAAGGGCCGCACGCTCTCTTCCGGCGGACTCCAGACCAGCATCGCGAACGTCCCTGAGATCGGCCAGGGGATGGAAGACCTCGACCGATGGATGGTTCCGGTCTCGATCCGATATCGCGCTGAGATCACCACGAGCTGAAGGCGCAGCCGCGCCAGACGAAGGCCTCATGGCCAGAATCCCCACCCCTTCAATCTGAGATCGGAGACGCGCCATGACTGTCGCGCAAGGCATCAACAAAAAGACCGTGTTCGCCAAGCAGTCCGGGCTTGGCACGCCGGCGACGACTGGCGGCCAGATCATGCGCCGCACCTCGTCGGTCTTCAACGAGACCCGGGACGTCTACAACAACAACGAGATCGTGAGCCACCAGCAGTCCACCGGCGACAATGCCGGGGTGCGCCGGACCACGGGCCGCCTGGACGGCCTTCTGTCGGCGGGCACCTATGCCGGGCTGTTCGCCTCGCTGCTGCGCAAGGACTTGGCCGCCACTTCGGCCATCACCGGCCTGTCGATCACGATTGCCGGGGCCGGGCCGACCTATACCGTGACGCGAGGGACTGGCGACTTCCTGACTGGCGGGATCAAGATCGGCGATGTGGTCCGCCTGACCGCCGGCAGCTTTGATGCGGCCAACCTGAACGCCAATCTGCTGGTCATCGGGGTGACAGCGACGGTCCTGACCGTCCTGCCGCTCAACTCCGGCGCCCTGGTCGCCGAAGGGCCCATCGCGTCGGCCACGGTCACCGTCCCGGGCAAGAAGACCTGGGCGCCGTCGGCCAGCCACACCAACGACTACTACACCGTGGAAGAGGTCTATTCCGACCTGGCGCGGTACGAGCAATACAACGACGCGAAGATCGCTCAGGCCGAGGTGGCTATCCCGGCCACCGGCAATAGCACGGTCTCCTTCACCGTGCCCGGACTCAGCCGGACCCGCTCGGGATCGGCGACCATCTCCTCGCCGACGACCGAGACCACCTCGAACGTGCTGACCGCGGTCAATGGCGTGATCGTGGTCAACGGGGTCGTGACGCCGATCACCGGCGGCTCGCTGACCATCAACGGCAACATCCAGCCCGGCGAGGCTGAGGTCGGCTCGAACTATATCAGCGACATGATCCGGGGCCGGGTCGCGGTCAACGGCACCTTCTCGGCCAAGTTCACCGGCGTCACGCTGCAGGATCTGTACGACGACCAGACCGAGGTCGTGCTGATCTTCACCGTGGCCGACGGCGAGACCAAGAACGCCGAGTTCATCACCTTCACCATGCCGAAGGTGAAGCTGTTTGGCGACGCCCCGACCGATGGCGAGAGCGTCGAGATCGTGCGGACCTATCCCTTCACCGCCGCCTACAACGGCGCTGGCGGGGCCGCGCTCGCCCACCACGCCACCATTCTGCAGATGCACGACAGCCTGGCCGCCTAAGGCCCGCTGAGACTGCCCAGGCCGGGGCCATCGAGCCCCGGACCTTTCCCAGGCCATAGGGCCAAACCACCCCACGAGGACGAAATGACCAAAGCCCAAGGCGTGAGCTTTTCCGATCTGCTGGTCGCCAAGAACGGACAAGCCGTCGAGCATGAATACATCCTGCCGGACGGGACGAAGACCGGGGTCTTCTTCCTGATCCTCCCCGATCAGTGCGCCCAGGTCCGCGGGCCGACCAACGCCCTGATCGACGCGCGCCGCCAGCGCGATGCGGCCCGTGAAGCCGATCAGCTCTCCCTTCGCGGCGCCCCGGCCACAACCCCCATCGAAGAAGACATCGAGTTCAGCTTCACCCTGGCCGCTATCCGCCTGGCCGGCTGGCGCGGCATCGCTGATGTGGAATACACCCCCGAGCGCGCCATCGAGCTCTGCCGCGAGAATTCCGACATCGCGTCCTTCGTGCTGGGCAAGTCCAAGAAGATGGCGGGTTTTTTGCCGCCCAAGCCGAAGGACTGATCGCCTTCGCCGAGGCTCAGTTCCGCCTCGCCAGACCGGTCGGGGAGGGGAAGATGGCGGCCCCCCTCCGCGTCCACCTTGAGAGCCTGGCCCGTCGTGGCGACCTTGCCGCCCAGGCCGAACTTGCGGCGGTCCCTAAGCTCCCGCCCTACGCCGCCCACCTCTGGCGCCACTTCCAAGACCTCTGCCAGGACCGCCGATATGGCGAAGCCGGACCCCAGGCCATATCGCGCCTGGATATTCAGGCCTGGGAGCGGGACGAGGGCGTGAGCCTGGAATACTGGGAACGCCGCGCCCTGCTGAACCTGGACCGTCTCTGGCGCCGGGTCATGACGGCGGCCGAAGACGCCCCAACCGAGCAACCCTGACCACCCCAGCGCCGTCGAGATGACGCCGCCTGCCCTCTGATGGAGGTTGCCCGTGCAAGAGACCGCATCGCTCGTCATCAAGATCGACGGCCGGGAAATTGCCGTCGGCAAGCAGTCCCTGGAGGAGCTTGCGACGGTCGGCGGGAAGGCTGAGAAGGCGACCCGTGACCTGTCCAGCGCATCCGGCAACCTGACCGCCTCACAGCGGGCGCTCGCCGCGGCCGCATCCCAGACCGACCGCGAACTGGCCGACCTCTACAGGACAGAGCTGCAGGTCGCGACCGGGATGCACCGTATGGGCGATGCGGCC